CGTATTTATTTCTAAATCGCAAAGTTCGTTTAGTGGCTTCATCAGTATTATCATCATACCTAGTCGCGGCAGTCGAATGAACATACTCAACATATCCATCATACACCTTATGCTCGAAATTATTTATGTAATTTAAGGAGCCAAGCAACGCATCTGTCGATTTCTTGAGATTAGCTTTTCTTTCCTGTTCTCTTTTACGTTGTGATGCAGTTTTCATTTCCACTCCTCGATCTCGACGTAAGCCGCCGAGTCGCATTCGCTCCAAGACTTCACCACAAATAACCGAACAACCTGCGAATCATCGTGCCAGACTTTGCCGCATCGCGTGACTCGGTCGCATATCAATTTACAGAGGTTGTCGCCGTCCGGCTTACTGACTTTTTCGATAGGCGCTTTACTATTCAGTTCGCCATTTTTCTTATAGTGCGATTTTGGACGCTTGAAAAAGAAAAACATCTCCACGCCGAATCCAAGCGAACTAGGCGCGGCATCTTTTGCAGTTTCTTTTTTCAGCGCAGCATCCACCGCCGCCTTCCAAGCGTCTGCCGTGTCGCTGTCATACATTCTCGCTGAGTATTTATTCCCGAACTTCATCGCATACGCTCTTGCACGCGGTTGTCCCTTTGGTTCTCCGTGTATTACTAATTTAATCATTTCTGTAATCTCCTTAACATGAGATGCTCGATCTCTTCGGTAGTGATATACGCCTTGACGTATTTCTTGATCAGGCGCGAGTGAATTACTTTATCACATACGCCGAGTGCAAACGCGATCTCTCGCGGTGAGTGGAAGCGGTCAAGCCGTGCGTAGATTTCCGCATCGACCTGCTGCTGCTGGATTCTGTTTCGTTTAGGTTTTTTCATTTGAGTTCAAAGATTGCTACTGGTCTGCCGTGCGATTCGCTCCGGCTTGAGTTTGAGTAACCGACCTTGCGCCAGAGCTTGCGAAGGAACACCGCGCCCATCACTCGCGGGTCGACCTCGACCGGCGGTGGACAAACGCGGCGCACGTCGTTGATCGTAACCGTGCCGCCATTGCAGCCGATGGTGTATGCTGCCGAGCGAGCTTGTTCTAGCCACTCGGTGCGAGTTGCTTCATAAAGCGGAAGCACGCTTTGCTCAAATAGGGTGGCGCTCATTTGTTCATGCCATACCACGATGGCAGTTTGATCTCGATCAGACCCTCGTCTATATTAGGCCAACTGTTCTCGGAGTAACTTTTGCGGAGCCGAATCAAATCCTCGATCGTCTCGTCTTGCCCGCGACCGATTGCCTCGTCTGTGAGCTTGTAGACTGCTACCCCGAACGGTTCGCACTTCTCGACCGCAACAAAAAAGAAGTCGAAAACCGGCTGCTGCGTGACCTCGGTGATCAGCGGCAGATAGAATCCAGCTTGGCGATGGTAACCGTAGCCAAAGCAAGCCTTCTCAAAGTTGCGGAAGGCATCGGTGTCGAGGCTCTCGACCGTCTTGAGGTCTACAACGTAAGGTCGACCCATTGAGAATTCGCAGCCAGTCGCGTTGTAGTAATCCGTGCGGCATTGCAAAGCGACGAGCGCATTATTCTGCGGCACACGCCACGTCTGCTCTGCTTTGCCTCCGCTAAGTAAGATCGCCGCGAGCTTATGCTCGTTGATCGCCGAATACATCTTATCGCAGTCGGCCATGTCCTCGGCACTCAGGATTGTCTTACCAGCGTGCTGCGCCTCGAACGCGGCGAACTCGATCTTGCCCTCCTTGGTTCTGCGGTCGATGTCCGGCTTGACGATGTATCGCCAGCCGAACTGATCTTGCTCTAGCACCGCGCAATGCAGTGCCGAGCCGATCTTGTTCGCGAGCGTTGCCTCTGGTGCCGGAACCGCACCGCTGATATAACGCCGATAATACATTTGCGGACGCCGACGGTAGCACTCCAACTTGGAATGAGACACAGCACGGTGCGCGTGATATTCTTGGATCGTCTCGCTCATGCTTTATCCTCCACGTCGGGCAGACCGAGCTTGCTTTGCAGCGGGTCGATCTCTTCGGCGCTCTCGTCCTTGTAGCGCACCGACCAACTGATCTTCACGCTGATCTCCGGCGCAGATGAAAGCGTGTCGAACTCGATGGCGAGCGTGACCTTTGCTTTCGGCTCGGCAAGTGTGTCGTCGTCGATGAAGGAGTCCTCCGCTGATTTGCAGATCGAGCGAAAGTGTTTCTCCAACAGTTCGCGAACCTGCGCGATGGTGCTGTCGATAATTGCGTCACGTTTGATTTCGTTATCGTTCTTCATTTCGCGCCCTCCTCGTTGACCGCCGCGCTAAGACCGCCAGCGACCTTCTCGCTTAACGGAGTGACGTTGCGCTCGACTGGGATGTCACGAGCCTCCTCGACCGTGCGGAGACCCTTGAGGATGTCCCCGAACTGATCGCGAAGGATGAAGCCGCGTGCGCGGAACTTTAACATCCTTCTAGGGTAATCCGTCCACGGCCCAGACTTGCCCCAGAGCTTTGCGCTCTTTGCATCGGCGACCGTGAACGTCTCGCTCGCGGCGTCGAAGCCGTTACGTTGAACGGTCACCGTCCAGCCTTGCGAGTCTTTACCGGCCTCGCCGATCTCCTTCTCGGAGTAGGTTACAAGTTGACCGCTGGCGCGAACCAGAGCCAAAGCAGCGTCACCGTAGATCGCTGGGCGACCGTTGATCACCGCCGTGTTCTGAAGCGCAGACATCGGAGTCATTCCGAGTTCCATGCCGAGCTGGATTGCGATCAGCACGCTCTCAGGTTTCTCCATGCCGCGCGGTGCAAAGCCAGAAGCGACCACCGCGTTCGCGAATCTGTAAGCCTCGTCAAGCGAGGCGAGTTGAACGCCCTGACCGCCGAAGGCGATCGGAGCTTTGATAAGAGCAGTCGGCTTAACCGCTGCGACATCTACTGTTTCACTTTTAACATCTACGATACTCATGTTAGTTGATCCTGATTTGTTTTCGTTGTTTCCCTTGCGTCTGAAATATGGCGCAAGGGTTTTTTGTTTACTAAATTATTAGAACGGAACCGACTCGTTGAACTCCGCGTCAAGCTGTGCCTCAGTCGGCGCGGTAGGTTTAGGCTGAGAGCCAAACAAGTTAGCCGTGAGCGTCCCGCGACGTTCGTGCCACAGGAGTCGCGCAGCGTTTCGGAGATTGACGTCTGCCTCACGCGGAGGAAATGGTTTGCCATTGTTCCCGATACGAGGCTCTGGCTCTAGGCAATACCAGCCGAGTGATTTCTCGGAGAGCTTGCCGATCTCTACCCCAGCATTTTTGCCAAAGTGAACCGTGACCAATTCGGGCTGCTCGACCGCGAAAGTAGGTTGAGGAATGTCCTCGCCTGTCTTGCCTGTGAGCGTGCGCGATGCGGCAGGAGCCGGAGTCGTCGAGCGAGTTGCGGTGAGCGCCTCGCGGATTGATTTAAGCTCGTTGAGGAGCGTCTGATATTGTTCGTCGGTCATAAAATTAACAAGCCTCAAGCGAAATACCATTGATGAGAACACCCGCCACAATCTCAGCACCTTTTGATTTTGTTTTGGTTTGGATTTCTAAGTTCATCCCTCTCCTGCGTAGCCACGAAGCATTAGTTACTATGCAATTTAGTCCGCGAGATTCGCGAAGTGCCTTGTCATATTTTAAGAAATACTTTTGAACGCGCAGGATAGGTAGACCTTCCTCGATCAAAAAATAAGTTAAAGCTCGATGCTCTGAATTTTGTTTGGATGTTATCATTTTTTTAGAACCCGCATGACTTTTTGCGAGTAGGATTTGGTTGCTGGTTTGATGTTCCCTTTCGGGCCACCGTTGTGAATTCGTGCGAGCGTCGCAACGTCCCCCGACTCCCACGCTGCGGGAGCGTAGCGTTTGAGGTAAGACGTAACGACGCGCTTTGAGTATTCCAGATCAGCGCACCGCGAGTAGTCGCCAGCGACCCGCGAGTCTGCGTGGTAAGCGCGGTGAATCTGAAGTGGGCCGAGGGCTTTACCTTTGTCTCCCTTTATCCCGCCGAGCGCCCCGCCTGTCTCGACTTGATGGAGCGCGGCGAAGAAGGATGGAGGAGGCGCGGCGTGCGACGTGATCACGAGCGCCGTGAATAGTAGAATGGATTTCATGTTAGGAGGTTGTTAGTTTTTATGCTAATGCTTCGATACGCACTGTCTCGCGCCGAGTTGCGCGAACGCTGACGGTATCTAAGCGCCAGTGCGGACTGCGCGACCGTTGAGCTTTGAACCATAGTATCTCTTGATACCCGCTAGATGTGCGGTCGTTCACGGCTTCAATTTTTCCGTCCTTAATAAGTTGGTCGAAACGAGCTTGAGTGTAGGATTTCATATTAGGCGCTGATTGAAGTTTTAGCTAAGATCGAAACGCCGCAGCAGTTTGAAATGCTGATGCAGTCCATTCCGTCTCGTGAAAAGGTTTCGAAATAATCCCGACCCGATCCGACTAACCAAATGTCGCTAATGCCGTAGGTGTGTTCCATGTGAATGTCGGTCGTCTCGATCGGCATGAATCTGTCGTTGCGTATCGAAACGGTATTGCCGTCACCATATTCCTGCCGGTATCCGATGAACAAATTCTCGGTTTCTTTGATGAACTTTTTAAACGTTGTTTTGGTCGCTTTCATATTTGAGGGTTTTTGTCTTAGGGTTAATTCCCTTCGATGTGACGATCAAAACCGATTCCCAGATTAGTTAAAGACTATTCGCTTACTTATTTTCCTGCCTTGTCCTAGTCTTTAAGTATCAAAGACTTACGAAAGCACCAAAGTTACTATGCTGGCGCGAAGCTGCGATGTAAACGCAATCGTTCACCGCGTCTCTTGTATCCAAAACTAATCACATCAACCCGACAACGTCAGGTCTGCGCTCTGACAATCAATCGTTGCGCCGCTGACCGTTCGATATGCTTTGATGGTATAGCTGTAGGAGACGTTCGCCGTCAGCCCCGTGTCAGCAAAACTCAAATTCTCGTTCGCGGAAGTTTCATACGCCGACAAACTAAAATTCGGGAAAAGTTTTATCACGGTTGAGTCGCGGAAAATTCTCACGGTCACGCCGGTATCTGCGACCGCGTCTAAGTTTTCCATCACGACATTTGCTACGACTAACACGACGGTGTTCACCGGAGTTTTCGCCAACGTGACGACCGTAGACTGACCGCCGGAATTTAATCCGATGGTGCTGAACGATCCGCTGACCGAGGTGACCGCAGCCCCATTCGTGCCGTTAGTTCCGTTCGTGCCATTGGTGCCGTTCGTGCCGTTTGCACCATCTTCGACCAACTTCGTTACCGCAGCCCACTCGCCACTCGTGATCGTGTCGCTTGCAGTCGTGCTGCTCGCGGTCGCAAATGTAACCCAGCACGGCTGACCGTTCACCGTTGGTATGTATTGTGTCCACGGCGAGAGCGATCCACTTAACACGCCTGTGCTGAAGGTGAATGTGAGCGTCGATGCAGGAACCGCAGGTGAGGTTGCACTGCGCTGATAAATTAAAGCCGAAGCGACGTTTAGTCCTGCCGCACCAGCTGCACCCGCTGCGCCATTCTCCGCGAGGATGACCGCAGTCGCCCACTCTGATGCGGCGATCGTATCGGTCGCGCTCGTGCTAGATGCAGTCGCCGTGCAAACGTAAATCGGAAGCGTGCCAGCCGGAACCGTCTGCGTGTATGATCCGAGTGATCCGCTAAGCAAGCCGGTCGAGAAAGTAAAGGTTAGCGCACTCGCTGGCTGCGCTGGCTGCGTCGCGCTGCGCTGATAAAGAAAAGCAAAGGCGACGTTTGCGCCGTTTGATCCCGCCGCGCTTGCTTGCGCTGAAGCCACGGTTGACGCCGCCGAAAGATTGCCGAGCGTGTCCTCGGCTTTGACAAAATAAAAGAAGGTGGTGCTGGCCGTGATCACGACATCGTTTCGACCGCTGGCGTATCCGTTCCAGATCGTTGTCGATGCCGCAAAATTGTTTGTCGTGCTGCGGTATAAATAATACGTCAGGATGTTTGGCTCCGTGTTGTCGTCCCAGTCGAGCGCGATCAGTCCCGCGCCTGATGCTGCTACTAGATTAGCCGGAGCCGATGGCGCGGTCGTGCTGCCAGTCACGTTCACGCTGCCGGTCAGGTAGCTCGTGCTAACCCCGAAGTAACTCTCGCCATAAAGCCGCACGTTATAGGTCAGACCGATCTTGATGTCGCCGCTGATGAAATCCTCGGTCGCTGTGCCTTCGTTGCGTGACCACGTTATGTAGGTCGTCGATGCGCTTGGCTTATATTCCATCACGACCATGCCGCCGGACTGGATGAATTCATCGCTCGGCGCGACCCAGTTCGCCTTGATGCGCGAGGTTACGGTGCCGTCCTCTTGGATCAGTTGCGTCGTGCCGTTCGCCGTTAGCGTGAGCGAGGTCGGAGCCGATGGATTGCGCGGGTCGATCAGATTAGTGTTGGGCGCATCCGCGACGTAAATCTCGTCTGCCGTCGTCCACGAGTAAACGGTCGACGCGGTTTCTTTGAGCGTCATGTCAACATAGAGCAACGGTGGTTCGCCCTCGGTCGCGAAGTGCCACTCGATCACCTCAAATACCTTTGCGCTCCAGCCGAGCTTGGCGTTCGTGATCATCACCGTGTCGCCTGCGCGAACCTGCATTGCCTCTAGCCGGAAGCGTGCGCTGAAGGTGATCTCCTCGCGTGCGCGACGCAACTCAATCACCGAGAGACGCTGAGCGCAACTAGGCGAAGTCGTGAACGGCAAGACCACGTCGCGGAAATAAACGATGCTGTTGTCCTCGCTGACGTAGGTCGCGGATGTGACCGCTGGGAAGTCTGTCACCTGCCAGTCGTTCGACTCGCTGACATAAACCCCCTTGACCGAGTTCACGCGATCGCGTGCGCTGATTCGTGTCTGCACATTGAGTGGGCCGACGAAATGCTTCTCGGAAAGCGTAACGGTAGGCGTGCGATAGCTTGCTGCATATACGACTATCTTGCCGCCGGAGTAAGCAATCATACCGCCCATTGCGCTGAGTAGCTTGCCGATGTTCTCATCCGGCGCTGCGCTCGTAATGATCACGCCGTTAGCCTCGTAACGGTTTTCGTAGACTACCGGCGACGCTGGCAGAATCTGCACCTGCTCGTCGCAAACATTTGCCGCAACCGTGATCGAAGTGTCATCAACCTCCGCGCTCGTCATCGCCATGCCGATGCTCGTGTTCAATAAATAATCACGCACCGCGAGCGCAGGATTCGCGGAGTAAACCGTTGTCGTCGTGCGCGGATCATAAACCTTTTTCCCCTTCACGACGCACGAGATATTTGGGATGCCGCCGACATAGATTTCCGCGTCCCAAGTTAGTTGAGCATAAATGTAAGTGATGCCGTCTAAGCGATGCGCGGAAGTCCATTGCCCTGTGTCAGCGGTTAAGCCGGTCGTCGCAGCAATTAACGCCGCGTCAGCCGTCTGCGGAGTCGTTCCAAGATGCTTAACGATTGAAATCTTGTTAAGATATTTGCTGCCGCCATCGACCGTGTTGCCGGAGCCTGTAATAATTTTCTCGTCGTTGAGATAAACGTCGCCGAGTTCTTCGCACTCATGACCGGCAATCGCAATCACGAGATGCAGGAACTCGTTTTTTGTTCCAGTCGTCGAGATGTAAACGATCACGCCTGACGCTTTGCATTGACCGTAAATCACTTGCCGTGCCGAGATCGGCGAACGGATCATCTGCGAGCGAGTCGAGAGAGATGAATCCGCAAAGCTCGGAGCTTTAGGCGCGAGCAGCTTTGACACCGCCATCGATGCAGCAGTAACCGCGACAAACTTCAGAATGGAAGCAACCGTAATTGCTTTTATTGCGACAACAATCTTAGTGAGTAAAAGGGGTAATGCCTGTGGCATAAAATTAAAGTCTCCAGCAGGTTGATTTCTTTTCTCCGTTTAGCGTATTAAAAAGCAATCCGCTAACTCCAACAAAAGCCGCTTCTGCGCCTACAACAACCCCGATGCAGTCGCCATCTCCGCAATCGCTCACGATAATATCACCGCGCCGCGCCATTGATGACTCGATGCGCTCGATCCCGCATGGCTCTCCGTAGTTACGCACGATTCCGATAATGCCGCCGTGCTTCTTGATAAGTCGATGCGCTGAGATTGCGGAATGATATTGATCGCGCAGTTGAAACGCCGGATCAGTTCCAGTCGCACGCTTAATCCAGTCGCACGCAAACAAGCAACAATCGTTCTTCGCCCACGCGAACGGCTCGTGCCGACGCTCCTCGATGAAAGCGACTAGCTCGTCAGTCCAGTTTTGTTTGCGCGTCATCATGCGTATTCTGTTGGGCCATAGTCGCCGCCGCCATTACTCATTACTGGAGCAGCGAGCTTTTCATTGCCCCAGTAAATTTCTTTTTCTTGGATAGCATTGACGTAAATTAAACCAAGATCGGCGATGGTTGCGCTGGCTCGTAACTGCAACTGCTCTTGATGTGTGTAACGAACCTCGCGAGGACGCCTAAAATCCATTAACCGATTCTCAGCCGTCATCGTTAGCGTCTGCGATGTTCCGTCATCCGAGAT